CGGGTGCGATTCTAATAAATCTTTAGCCATTACGCCTGAGTATCTATATTGACCAAGTGATTTATCTTTGTAATCAAATTCGTAAATGACAATTCCACTTGGCGAAACCCCTGTTTGTCTAATATTTTCTTTTAAAGTTATATCGGAAAATGTACCTTTTGGCGCTCCAATCGCCGCACTTCCTAATGATCCAACCGCACCAATTAAAGCGTTATTGCGATCTGTTTTTCTATTTTTTCTTGCCTGTTCACCTAAAAATGATATTTGTTGATTTTGCAAGTTTGATTGTTGTGCATAACCAGCTAAATCAATACCGTTGTAATTTGGTTGATAACCTCCAAATGAAGTGCCAGCCCCTACCTGAGACCTTCCAAGCAAAGAAGCTATTTCATTAAATCTTGACTGCCTAACTTGTTCGCCAGTTTGAATGGAGGCTTGGCTTAAATCAGTATATTGGCGCGCGACTGCATCGTCCATTCTATTCATTGCCTCGTTATATTGCTCACTTCCTGCGGGAATTCCTTGGTCTGCTAATTGTTGTGCTAAATCTCGTTTTTGTTGCCTTACAATAGGGTCAATTTGTGCCTTGCCTCTTTGGAAAGTTGCATCTTGAATTGCTTGTCCATTATTTGAAAAATCACCGCTTAACGAACTTGTTAATTGACTTGACAAACTTTCTTGTCTTAGTCTTTCAGCTTTAGTAAAATCGGATTCATTAAGATTCACGCTATTAGTAAGTGGGTCATAAGTTTGTGAACCTTGTGGCGTATAAATGTTAGGATTGTTTAAAAGTAAATCTTTTTTTTGTTCAGGCGAAAGGCTTTGAAAAAGATTAGCGGTTGTTATTTCTTGTTCTGTATAAGGTGTCCCGTCAGGTTTATTTGGCTTTGGTTTATTTAAATTAGCTCCGTATGCCGCGCCAAGTGGACCAGATACAACTGCTCCATAAGCGGCAGCGCCTGTTTGCGTGTTTCCACCGGGTAATTTATTAACTATTTTTTTTAAAGACTTTTTTAAACCCATATATTTATTTTATATTATATTACTAACAGAAACACTATAATCGGTCCTGTACCAACTAAGTTGCTGTCCGTTTATGCTTGTTTTTATTCTCATTCCGAGGTCAACGCCCGTTCCGCTTGCATAAATTAATTCGTTTCTTGTTAAACCTTCGGGACTCCACAAAGCTACATCCCAAAGAGCAACATCCCAAAAAGAGCCAGTTGCAACAGAAGATGAATTTTGCGAAGTTTCGCCTCTACCGTAATCAAAATTGACTATAGAATTTACAACCGCACTTCCATCGAGCTTTATAGTATTTCGATAGCTATTTACTATTTTTTCTTGCGGGCTTTCTAAATTATTATAGGCGGCCTGAATGTCGCAAACAATATTTGCGCCGTTATCATTGTAGCCATCATCGGCTTTATAAACTTTACCATTCCCGCCAAAATAAAGATTATTGTTATACATTCCCCAAGTGCTGGCATTCATTCCTGTAAATTTGCAAGCCGCGCCCGTAATTGTATTAAGAATGTATTGGTGATAAGTCGTGTTGGTTGCTACGGGGACATTAATCAACAGCCAACCGCCTTTTGGATACATCGCAACTTCCCAACCATAATTGGAACTATAATCATTAACCGCCTTAATTGCTGCGCCTGATAATTTACTTCTTTGTGTAACTGAACCGTCATTTTTAAATACTTCGCTAAAAAACACGAAATCTTGATCGGTTATAATAACGATATCGCCAGCTACTTTTTTAGCTCCTCTAATTGCTATTGGACGACCTATTTTGTAAGTTCCAAGCAAAGCCCAAGTGCTAGGATCAGAACCTTGGTAAAGAAGCACATCGCCACTTGACATTAAAAACACCGCATAATCATCAACGCCGTTTCCACCGTCTAAATTCCAAGTCATCATCGAAACAAGATTACCACCAAACGGCGCAACTCTAGATAATTGAAATTTTGTAAATACACCACCGATTGCGTTGGTTGCTCCATACCAAACATCTTGAGCGTTAGAGTTCCAAACATAGACTCTATTTTTATGCAAATTTATGCCGTTTAATTCGGTAACTGTTAATCCAGTTCCACTTATGGTACTTGCGGTTAAAGTAGTGCCATCAAATGTTTGCGGTGTATCGGCGCCATTTACCATTATTAAATTAGCGTTAAAATTTACCCACTGAAATCTCGCGTTAGTAAATCCAGTGCCTACGCTTACAATGCTTGCGGGGTTTGTGATGTCATTTAGCGTGCTTCCGTTAGCACAAATAAGCTTTCTGACTGTATTGGCGTTGTATTCCATCAAGGTTTCAACATAGCCAGACAAGCCAGTAGCATATTGTGTAAATCCTTTTCTAGTTGTTACAGAACCCTGACCAGGAAACCAATTTTCCATAATTATAGCATCGGTTGGTTCCATTGCACTTTCGCTGTCTTTAGTGTTTAATCCACCAGAAGGAGAAGGGACATTTCTTCTAAGAGCCTGCCCGTTTCTTTCTTGGTCTAGTGTTGGATAAGATTTACCTAAAGTTAATACCATTATGGAACAATTTGAGTTGGATAACCGACTTTAATTTTATTGTCGTAATAATAATGTTTAATTGTTCTTCTTTCACCGTTGGCTCTTGCTCTTTCGGCGACTGCATTATTAGCATCTTTTTGTTCTTCACCATAAGGGCGACCTTGATTTTTTAGCCATCTCCAAGTTGCATCTAGTCTAACAATATGCGCGTCAATAGCTGGTACATCTGTATCTGCTAACCATTGCGATTGCCCAACTAGTGTAGAGCTTAACACAACTAAATTGCTAACATATTCGTAAATATGCGTTTCAATTGATGCAGGTATTGGAAATAGAACAATTTGTTTTCCTCTTATTCTCGAATAACCATAACCAGTTCCGCCAGTAATATTTTGGTTTTTTAGGATTCTCCATTCTTCAGGAGTTACTGGCATTACTGCGTGTTGCGTGGTAGTGTTCCAAAAAGTATTGTTAATAAGCCTGTCAAAATCACTTGGCAAATCATAGCCATCTTGAGAAGCAACAGTGTTAAATGTCTTTTCTTTTTGAAGCTCCTGCCAATCAAAAGAACGCGATAATTCAGTGATTGACACCGTCATCACTTCTAAGATTTGTTTTGCGACATCCTCAGTATTGCCAATAATAGAAGTTGGAACACTTCCAGACTTGGTTTCTTTTAAAATTGATTGTGCGATTGTTAAAAGGCTCATCTATTTTTTTAGTAGGGTTAATAAAACTTCTTTTGAAGCATTTCCTTTATATTCGATGCCTAAAATATCAAGTTCGGCTTTAATTTCAGAAGCGGTTCTTTTATCTTCTTCTGCGTTTTCTAAATCAGCAACAGAAAGCGCTGAAGCTTTTAATGCTTCGTTTTCTGCTCTTAATTTATTTAATTCAGTTTGAAGATCTGGTTTACCATTTTTTTTCAAATTAAGATATTTATTAAAAGCGCTTTTATATAAATCTTTTTCGTGAACTAAAGTTTTTTCGCCTTCAACATAAATATTTTTTTCAGTGGCTTTTCTAATAATTATTGTTCCTGGGTCGTGGGGAATTGTGATATGAACCCAAAGGTCATAATTTTTAGTGGTTTCATTTTGTTTATCAAAAAAAGCTATCATTAAACCTTGATCAGCTACTAATTGGTTTGGCTCAACATTAAGAATTAAATTTGTCATTTTTTTTTATTTTAAATTAATATTAAGAGGGGAGATTTTACCTCCCCTCCTTTTCCTTAAAAGATTAAGCGGCTAAGCCGTCATCCATGAAAGGATAGTTAATTTCCAATTCAGCCAAACCAGTTGAAGGGGTGTCAATAGCAGAAGCGCCTTTCATGCACTTTACTCTATCGCCAGCCACAACAGCATCGTCGATTGAACCAGCAGTAGCTGTAGCATAACAATTGGCGTTATCAGCAAAGGCCGCCAATACTTTACCAACAGCTTTGCCGTAGATTTGATACCAGCCGTAGCTAGACGCTACGTTGATTGACATTGATACAGCTACTGGATCGATTGCGTTAGCAACCAATAAAGCAGTTGAAAAATCATCTGAAGAGAAAGTTACGACACTACCAAGAACGGTAGAGGCGACGCCTTTCAAATAGATAAATTCGCCTTCACCGTAAGCAGTGGAGGCAATATCAACAGCTTTAACTCTAGTACCTAGTGGCAAGAGTTGAACTGTTGAAGTATCGGCAATGGCTTGTGGAATCACTTTACCATCGACAGGAGAAAAAGTAGACATATTTTTTATTTATAAATTGTTATTAATTAAGCGTGCATTACGCCGTGAACTCTTGCATTATCAATAGTCATGTTTCCGAAGAAAGTCATCGGAACGACATAAGCTGCTTGATTATAAGGGCGAGTTGCCTCTCCTTTTGTAAACAATGATTCCCCTAAATATTTCAGAAAAATGTTATTTGTATTTATAAAATATGCGTGTTCAGCGGGGCATTCTGGATCATAGAATACATCGCTTGATTTGTATTTTAGATTATCAAAACCCATTGCGCCAATTTTATCAGAAGAAATTCTTTGAATAGTTTGGGTTGCAGTTTCAAAATAACTAAAATATACGCTATCGGCGGCAATCATATCAGGAAGTTTACCCATTTGAGCTTGACATCTTAGATATAATTGGTTAAAAGCGGCAAGAATAGTAGTGGCAGAAGGCGTTACTGATTCAACTGAGAAATCGTATAATTTATTTTGCCAGAAAGAATAATTTGCACGGTTAATTTGTCCTACAGTTCCAGTAGTTGGAGCGTCAGAAACTAAAAGTTTCAAACCACCGACTTCTTTACCACCAGAACCAGTTCCATCAGCATAAATTGAGGTTCCGATTTGGTTAGATAATGAAGCTTCGAGAACTTTCATTTTTTCAGCTAACAAATCAACAATTTGCTCGGGACCAGCATTTTGTGCGTACTCTAAATCAGTCATGGTGACAGTACCAGTTAAGATTTTTTGTGCGAAAGTTGCGGTCGAGATTACATCTTGAGGAGTTGTATTATAAGTGTCATACTCGCCTTGATATTGAACAGTTCCGTTTGTTGCGTAACTAATTTTTTCTTGGAAAGTAACACCGCCTGATTTTTTAACGATGTTTCCTTTTGCTTTCAATTTTTCAAGCAAAGGGTGGTTGTTGGTGATGTTATCGATAATACTAGGAGCGTAGTTGTCCAAAGTAGTAGTCAATAATTGCCCAACAGTTGAATTTGGATTCGGCATTTTTTGTATTTTTTAAGGTTGTTAAAAATTTGTAAAAATCTATAACGCGCCAGCAAGATGTCTATTAACAATATCATTTAATGCGGCTCTTGGATTAGCGGGAGCAACATTCACACTTGAAGTTCTACCTGAGAATTTTTTAAGCCTCTTGGCTTTTTCTAATTCCTCTTTACGCTTTTCTGTTGCCTTTCTAGTGATTTCAGCATCTCTCAATTCAACAAGCTCATCATCAAGCATCACTGCCTTTTTATAAGCTTGCTCCAGAGTTAAATCAGGATTAAATAGCGGGCTTTCTTCTATAAAAAAAGTAGCCATACTGTTCCTAACTTTCTCAAAATGAGGGAATTTAATTTCACCATCACTATTTTTAGCAGATTTAAATTGCTCAATTTCTCGTGCATTTATATCTGCTGTTTCTTCTTGTTTCTGTCTTTCTATCTGTGCGAGCCTAGACTCAATGTTCTTATAATGGTTGTCTCTAG